GTCTTTTACCAAATAAATTGGAAGTTGATAAATCATTTCGCGAGGGTCTCAATATGTCTCTGGGTGCGAGTGAAAATGTACACACCCTATTGGCGACACATAATTCTGAAGATATCAAATTTGCACGATGTACTCCACATAGAAGATACAAAGTTGCACAACTTTTAGGTATGGGTGAGGATTTTCCAGATTATAGATATGTGCCATTTGGCTCCTTAAGTGAACTTACACCGTATTTATTAAGAAGATTTGTAGAGCGACTTAAATGGTCTTAAAAATATCTTCCAATAGGTATTTAATGGTGCAGACTCTCAAGAAATTTGGGTATTGGTCACCTGAACCAACACCCGTTCGCAGAAAACTTCAAGTTGTCGCAGCCCAAAGAAGTGAAGAAATCAATTATGAACAGAAGAAGTCTGAAATCACCCGCGTCGCACTTCAACAGATGTATGAGGCACCCTCTTTGAGAGAACCTAAAAAAATTACAGTGAGGCAGATGCGTCTCAAGATGATTCTTCACGAAGCTCTTGACTTGGCGCACTCTATTTGTGAACACCAAAACGCACAAGAGTGTCTATGGGCGTGGGAAATGGTTGACGAAATTGATGATGCAGCGACACGAGCTGGTGTCAGGTATCAATAATTTTTGTTAGTGTATATTAAATGGAGTACGAAAAGCTCAAAGAAAAGGTCAAGAAGCTTGGCTTCAGGGTGACAAAGGATGTCAAGGGTAAGAGAGTCAAACTCTCAAAGAAAGAGCTCATGGCGAAGTTGCCCAAAAAGGTTAAGGCTGAACCATCCCTTGAAAATCAAGCGAAGAGTGCCAAGAAGTTTATCAAAGTGTGTAAAATGGTCCTTAAGGAGGCTGGTCCAAATGCACCAAGAGTACAACGTGTTGCCCAGCCAGTACGTATGTCACCAAGACGTGCGACCATGCCACCCCCACCTCCACCTCCGCCTCTCAACCCAAGAGCTGCTCTCATGGCAGACCTTAAAGCTAACCTAAAGAGGCGTGGGTTGTCTAACAATTAGATGAATTTAATTCCAAATCTCTTTGCCATAAACCTTTGTACCTCTGGAATCGTTGGTTGACTCCAGAGATACCAACGCGACCAAAATCCAGCACCCCCAATACCACTTAACTTCCAATCTTCTTTGTCACTTTTGTCTATGTTACGCATCATTCTGTGTATCATTGCCGGCTGGCGTTCAGCCACAATACGTTTTGGAATTTGACCACCATGTCTGAGGACATACGAGCGCATTCGTGAAGGATTCTTGTGTTTGGTGTAGTCGGAATACCCACTGGCACCAAAGTCAACAGTCCTGCCGTCTCCTAGGATTGCCCTGAACTTCTTTTTACGATCTGGGCTACGAACAATCTTGACGTGCATACTTACAATGTATAGCTAATTTATTTTCGGCAAGCGCCACAGTACCCCTCCTTCTTTGGGAGTGGCGCGAAGAAAAGGCGTTCTTCACCCCGCTTCACGCGGTACATGTGATCATACATGTGGAGAAGACCAATGGCGAGAGCCGCTGTGGACACGACAGCCTTGTTCATCTTACGCACAGACCACGCGTAAGCCAAAATAAGACCAAAAATGGTCAACTGGACAAGAGTCATCGAGGGGAGAAGTGGAACCTTGAATCGTTCTTCAAGTTCTGGGGTTTTCTTGGTTGGTTCTGGGGTAAACATTTCCATTCGCTTGCCGTAACCTGGCATTTTTATTTTATACAGAGAAATTAATGTGGCGTCTTCTGTGGCTACCAGTAGTTCTTGTTCTTCACGATTATTTAAAGTCACCAATAGATCTACTTTATTTCCAGAGACCTCTCAGACCTCTGGTTGGTATGAGGAACACTTTGGTGGATATGATGTTTCACAAGTTTGAATACAATATCATGGATTACCCAAATCTGTGGTTTGTACGAGCAAACTATAATAAGATTTTATACGAATTTGAGAAGGGTATCCCTGACGCAAAGAAACATTACTTTCATAAACTTGATCCATGGTTCAAGTAGAAGAATAATTATTATTACTACAAAGTCAAGGATTTCCCCGAAGTTCAAAAAATAATTGATCAGATTTCGTG